TTGTATAGTGCTCTAGATTGATAGGTTGTTATCTTTCCTTCCATATTATAGAACGGAAACACAACTCTGTTTTTATGAATATTGTCAGTTAAGCTAATCCAAAGGCTTTTAGGTTTATTAATGGCGGTGTCTAATCGTCTTTTATTAATAAACTCAAGAGCATCCTGTACTACTTTATTGTTTTTATAAAATGATACCTGATTATTATCAAACAAGTTTATGCTATCGTACGGTAAGGGATTAGGGTTAGCTTTTTTATAAAAATCCGACTTCTTAATAAGTTCTTCTACTGTATCTGAGTATGATCCAGATTGAGCCATTATCTCACTAAAAGAGAGGCCGGTTTGTTCTTTAACAAACTCTAATCCGTTTTTACTTTCACCGCAGTTATGGCAGAACAAGTGATCATCTTCAGGAATATAGAAAAATCTACGTTTTTTACCCGCACTTTTACCTTCATGACAGTATGGACATTCTCCATTGTATGTGTTAGTAGTCTTTTTAAACACAGGCCTCTTCGCATATTGGAAGAACGTCTGTATTACAAAGTTTTGAGGAACGATCATAAAGTAAGTATAGTATATGGGGTACCCGAAAAATAACAAGTACTATCAAGGAATTTATACACCTATTAATAAAGAAAAATATAAAGGTACTAATAATCCTGTATACAGATCAAGCTTGGAAAGAAACTTCTTCTTGTTTTTTGATAAAAGCCCGAACGTGACTGCATGGGTAAGTGAAGGCATAGTGGTGCCTTATTATAGTGGCATTGACAATAAAGTACACAAGTATTATGTAGATTTAATAGCTGCAATAAAACAGCCGGATGGAGTTGTACAAAAATATTTAATCGAACTTAAGCCTTCATCTCAAACTCAACCACCTGTACATTCAGATAGTAAAAAAAGAAGTACAGTATTATACGAACAGTTAATGTGGCACAAAAATCAAGCCAAATGGAAAGCCGCGAGTGAGTACGCGGCTAAAAAAGGAATGAAGTTTGTTGTACTTACTGAAAAGTATTTAAATCAATCTTCCTGACCTTCGTAGTCGTGAGGGTTTTGACTTCCTGTACCACCAATAATTTCTTCAGGTTCTGGTTCCTTGAAACCAGCAAGCTCTTCGCCTGAAGACTTTCTACCTCTAGACCGAAGCTTTTTAACAGCGCCTTGTAGTTTAGCAATCTTGCTAGGATCACCAAGCTTTATACCTCTAGCTGCCATACGAGCTCTAATCGCGTCAGCACCAGCAGCCTTTTTAAGTTCTGCAGGATCGATTTGTGGTTCTAGTTCAGCGTCTCCACCCATCGAAGCATCAGCAACTGCTGCTTTAACTACAGTTGGGTCTAAGTTGTATGGTGTTTCTTCGCTGTTATCAGCTGCTAATCTAGCCATGATTTCTTGTGGGGTTAGGTTAGGATCAGCTTGTAACATGTCTGCTACCGCTTCTTTAGTCCTTAATGTATCAGGAAGCTCTTTATATTTTATACCAGCCGGTTCAGTGGCAGCTGCAGGCGCAGTAGCTGGAGCAGTAGCACCGCCAAGCTTTTTAGCATTAACCATGTTACGTGCTTTGTAGTAAGGTATACCCTGTGCTACAAGCTTTTCGATTTCTGGATTTTTTGGCTTAGCCATCTCTAAATCGAGGGTGTGCTCAGCAATATAGTTAATAGCATCATCAAATTTCATAAGATACAATACTTATTACAATTTAAACTCTTTTTTATCCGGTATACCTAACTTCTTCTTATCGACACCTAGCTGATCTGCTAAGGTTTCAATCTGTTGAAGGTCTTGAGCGATTAAAGAATCTTCCTCTCCGAAGAACTCACACTTTTCATTAATATATAATGCTACTTGTGCAACGCGCTCTAACGGATTTCCGTATAAAGGAATAATAGGTGGACAGTCTTCTCTATCAAAGAAACGTGAACTACCTTGTTCCCAAGCTCTATAGATAGCATCAAATAAAACAGCGATTTCACCACGATAAATAGGATCTATATCCCTATTTTCTTTATATGATAACATTACATCGTTTTCTTTATTAAGAGGTATATAAAATATTACAGAGTAAAACTTTATAGCTTCTTTTACTTGAGCGACACATTTATCAATAAATGCCTCATCAATATCAGAACACCCTTTTTCAAATAACCATAACGAATAAACAAGATTGTCAATAGGTGTACGGTCGAAGATCATCTTCTTTTTACCGTAATTAGCCATAGCTTCATCTACAAGGTAGTTAAGAATAGCTTCTTGAGATTCTTTTGTACCGGTTTTATTAACAGGCAGTTTTTTTTCTTTTATTAAATCCCTATATGTTTTTGCAGGTTTGTTTAGTTGCGGCCACTGTAATATCATATCATCGATAAGTGTAGTCTTACCAATACATTGAGTGCCGATAACGCCTATTTTGCTAAGTTTAGAATGGCTCATTTATTAGAATTTACGATTAATAGTAATATTAGCAACCTCATTCATCATCTTCAGGTGGTTGACCGGTTTCAACATCTACCCAATCAAGAACGCAATTGTCAGGTGGGTTGTAACCTATAGCTTTAACAAAAGCGTTAAACTGCTCTGTTAATTCCTGTAAGTCGGCTTGACCGTCAAATATAATTTCAATTTTACGAGGCACACCGACATTAATATCGTCATTAGTATGTTCTAATGTATATGTGAATTTAATTTCTTGTTTCATATATTATACCATTTCTTCAATAATACCGAGTATTTCTGCCACGATTAGTAATATACCGGTAACCCAGAAAGCACCAAAGCAAAGACAAGTACCTGCAATAATACGAATAATGCTTTTGATAATGCTAATGTTTTTATGTTTTTTAGGATCAGGAATATCGTTCATATATTAAACTTTGAGGGCCTTGTTCCACAGCTGTAAATGCATTCTGTTAGAGAACTTAAAGTTGTACTTTTTACATAAGTCAGCAACGATAGGTCCATTGACAAGTAGTTCTTCTCTACTACCACAGCAAGGCATAATCCATACTTGATCGGAACGCACGCCAACAACAGGGTTATTAAGATAATTTTCTAGTACTTCATTTAGGTCTGATTCTTGTTTAACTACAAATTTAAAACAAGCATCATGTACAGCTAGATAACGTAATACCTCTGGTTTATAGCGTTTATCGGCAGGATCTCCGTTAGTAGATAACTTAGGTGAAGTAGTATATGTTACATGAACACCGAGGCGAGACCATTCTTCATCTGGCATAATAGTACCGTTGGTTTCAAAGTCAACATGCAATCTAGGTCTACCGATATCGTCAGTAGTAAGAGTTCTGCTATAGTTAGCAAAGCTCCAGCGATCTCTAATAAACTTAACGAACTGCAATAAGTTTTTCTGTTGAATAAAAGGTTCACCACCGGTTAACTTAAGTAATGCACCTTCTTTTAAACGTTCATGATAGTCGTTCTTTTCAAATAACTGAGCCACTTCTTCAAACGTCATTTTATTCTTTTTAGACCAGCTAACATAACTATCGCAACCGTTTGGTGAGTCTTCACTCTTAAAACCAATACAGGTTAAGTTACACATAGCCATTCTCATAAACACTGAAGGGTAACCAATGTAACGGCCTTCACCCTCTAAAGTGTAGAACACAAAATCATCTGAAATGAATAAAGTTGTATTGGGATCAATATTAGACATAAAACTATTATATATTAAATTTCGTAAAGTGCACTATTTCCTTCGTGTTCCCAAACTTCTACTTTAGAACACCAACAACGACCGTTAGTTAGACCATCTACATAATCATTTGCTAGTTTATGACATAGTTCAGCAAATCTTTCAATACCCACACCGTCTTCAAGTACCACTAGTTCGATCATCTTACGCTGTTCTAGTTGCTTAAACATGTCTAAGTCAGGGTCTTTTGCCCAAACTACCGTTTTATGATCAAAGTATTCTTCTAAAGTATTTTTAAGCTGCTTAAGAGCGCCGAAGTCTACAACCCAGTTGTTTTGATCTAACATATTACAAGTAAACCAGAACTTGGCTTGTAACCGATAACCATGAATAAAGTGACAATGACTTTGTGCATAAGGCTGTCTAAATGCAGCCGAACCTAACGGAATGACTTTAGTTGATATAAATTTGCCCATAACTTATGGTAAGGGCTTTTATTATAATATCAACTTAAAATTAAGTTTTTTGCATGTCTACTGATCCATTCCTCTAATATTACTGGTCTAATATCTGGTGGTGTAGATATTACGGCATTACTTTCATCGTTAGAATTAAACAAATATCTTTGAATATGGCGCTTTTCATCCATTGTCTCCATATTAATGTATATTGCAGATCTTTTATCTTTTATGATTGTATTACCAGCTAAAATAAAATCTACACTGTTTATTTTAACAAAAATATTAGGTTTGTGGTAAATGGTAAGCAGATTAATGAAGTCTTTCTTATCTTTTGGACATTTAAAATATAAAAAAATAGGCAGATCTTCACTGCTGTATGTTTTATTTTTATATTTTATTATCACACATTTATTTACTTAATATGTAAATATTGACATGCCCGGTATTAAGAAATTTATAAGTATTATTGAAGCTGTGGATTTACCCCCTCCAATCCATTTCGAACCCCCTGCACAAGTACAAAAAGTATCTTCATTTGCAGACTACTACGGTAGTCAGTTTCAAGCAACACCAGATTTTATAAACTACATAAAAAGTGTAGAAAATGGAGTAAAAACCGGTTTTAAACATGGTTTATGGCACCCACACAAAAGCGTAGAGGGTGGTACAAATACCATTGCTTACGGGCATAAACTTCATCCAGGGGATAACTTTTCTAGAGGCTTAACTGATGCTCAAGCTACAGCCTTATTAAAACAAGATATAAATGCAGCCGCTGAAAGAGCTAAGCAAATAACTAACTACAAGTTTGGTAAGGGAGCGTGGGAACGTTTAGATAATACTAAAAAAGAAATGTTAACAGATTTTGCTTTTAATGGTGTATTAGCTAAGTTTCCAAAGTTCTTAGACGGAGTGGTAACAGGTAATACAGCTGAAATTAATGCTCAATATAAACGACATGTTAACGGTAAAGAGTTAACTGGCCGCAATAACGCTTTTGCTAACAGGTATTTAAGTGTTGCCCGCTAATCTGTTCAATATATCTTGAACACCGCCAGTTTGGTCTTTATTTTGTATTGTAACAGTAGTACTTAAAGTCTTAACATCATCTTCACTTAACTGGCCTGGATCGTTTTTAACAGTTAACAAAGCTACACGAGCAGTATTTAAAATATCTGTTTGCCAGTTTCTCATCTCTTGCGGAGTCTTTTGAGGTTCAGGTGTAGGTGTTGGTGCATTCACCGGACCACCATCCTGAGGTAAACCAGCTGCAGGTGCTTGTGCAGCCCCTGGTGTAGCGGTAGGTGGTACATCGCCATCTGCTTCAAGTAAAGTTAAAAATACTTTATTAGCTATTGCGTTAAATCTTTTCATTGTGTGGGTGTTGTAGAACTACCGCTTTGTTGAGATAAAAGGTTCTGAAAATAACTGCTTATTTTTGTTTGGTCTCCAGATTGTTGAGCAGCTTGAAACTCAGGATCTTGCATTAATACCGCTAAAGCTTGTTGTTTAAGATTAGCAGTTGCTGTTTGTACGCCGCTCACCCCTGTTGTTACGCCTGCACCTACAGTGTTAGGATCAGTTACATCTCCTTGACCACCGGAAGCAATGTCTTCTTTCATGGTGGTTTCTAGTATTTTTAAAAATCTGCTTTTTTCTTTAACTTTGCTTAAAATAGCGTCCATATACAATATATTTACGACTTTTTTGTATATTTGCACTTGATTTTTATTGGCAATAAAGTAATATAAAGTGTCGTCGGTTTAAGGAATATACTACATACTGCATAGCAATATGTTAATGGTTTTTGGGACTCAGGAGCAGAGCTCCTTCGTCTCCGGTCTTGTCAGACCTTTTAAACGCTCGCTGACGCTCGCTTAATATTATATGATATATAGAGAGAAATCCGCTCACGGCTTAAACGTTGAAATCAGCGCATCTAACCCGTATTTTGTGCAAAATCGTTTGATTTTGTTAAAGCTATATTTGCTATAATCGATGGAATACCTAAACTCTTTGAGCTCTGTTGTTAATTCCAGGTACTCTGCAGTATTTTTGTCAACTAATGCCGTTTTATATGGTTTGTTGGTAACATAAAGTAGTATTGGGAAACACTTCTTTATTTCTTTTGCAAATGTTAGAATATCCGCATTACACGTTTCTTTATTAATCCAAAATATGGTATTCTTTTTGTGTTCTATATTAGCGTACTCTTTTAATAACGTAGATAGTGTAAAATAGTGTATTAACTTAAGATAGTCTTGTTTTGGTAAACTATCATATGTTGTAATATTGTACTTTAATAGCTCAGCTTTAAACAAACTTTGTACTTCTGATTCTATTATAGAAAAATCAGCTAGATAAAGATTGTAGTTGAGTGGTAGTACCTGCATTATTAGTTATTGTAGCGTTATTTTTTTGTTGTGCAAGCTTATTCAACAATGCATTCGGGGCTCTTCCAATACGGCAGTTTATAATACCGTTGTAGTATCCTTCTTTAAGTAAGACATCATGATCGAACTGTATTTTAGCTTCATAATAAGCTAGTTCAAACTTACTATCACAAAACTTAAGTATTTCAAACTTAAACTTATTCTTGCCAAGCTTTACTATATCTTCATTAACATCATTAGATGATGAAGTATAGGTTTTCCAGTCTGTCTCTACGTCAAAGTGTCTTTTGTTTTTTCTTCCTTTGAGAGGTTTAAGTTTTTTAACGCTTTTAATCTGCTTTTTACCGAAATAGACCTTACCACTGACCAAGTTTGTAATACGATAAATAAAACCGTAAGGCAAAATAGTGCTGTCGAAAGTTTCATTTGTTATCCAATGGCCTAAATCCATGCAACCTACTTACATCCCGCCTGGAAATGTTCTACGCTGGATTGGCAATAAAGGCTGAGCTTCACCATTTAGCTTTTTCTTTTTATCTTTCTTAGGTTTCCATTTTTTACCACCACCAAATAAGTTTCTTGAATCGCCTGGAGCGTAGAAATCGGAAGATTGACCAGTTACAGGGGCTTGTGCTTGGCTAGGACCAAAAGCCGTGCCTGTAGTCATTTCTTGTAATATCTTGTTATACAAATTATTAAACTTATTCATGTAGATTTTTAAAAATAATACTATATACTTAGTAAGATTTATGGACTTACTCGACGTAGATAAAATTATAAGTGGTTTTCAGAAAGAACTGGAAGCTGATATAAAAATGGATGAACTTTCTATAAAAGAGAAAGCCATGTTAGCACCTACCACTAAACACAAGTGGGTAGCTAGAACAACCCAGTACAAGAGTACACTGTTTAAACTAGAACATACTAAAAAGCAAAAGATTAAAACAAAAGTCGTTAACTCGCCTGTTGTTTTATCAAAAACTGCACGAGATGAAATCATGCATAGTGACGATGATATCGTTTCTATTAATGCTTGTATCGATCAAGTAAAGATCATTTTAGAGTATCTTGAAAAGATCGAAAAACTAACCAGCTCGTTAACGTACGACTACAAAAACGTAATAGACTTACAAAAACTTGAAACAACGTAATGGTAGTTGAGTTCCAATATGACCCAAAACGCAAGGAAGTAAAAATCGTTTCAGATTTTCTCCCTAGTATAAAAGAGCACTTTAGTGTTAAAAACCCAGGCGCTCGTTTTAATCGTTTTGCTAGGTTTATGCCTCAACGTATATATGCAATCACACCAGCTGGTTATTGCGGTATTGGACTAGTACCTGGTATTATAGAGTTTTTAAATAATCAGAACATACCGTTTGAGATTAAGGTTAATCAAGATTATAAAGACATTGTACAACGTACACATATTCTTAATCCTGACAATTTTAAAACATTGAACAGTGAGTTTAAACTTAGAGATTATCAAGAAACAGCAGTTAGTAAAGCACTAGACACTGGCTACGGAGTAGTAGAGCTAGCAACTGGTGGTGGTAAAACTTTAATCATTGCTAATCTAGTATATGCTGCATTACATCAGATAGAACCTACTGAAAAGATACTAATAGTAGTTCCAGACTTAGGTCTAGTATCCCAAACATTTAAAGATTTTACTTCTTATAACTTTCCTGTAGAAATAGTGAGTAAGTGGACAGGTAGTACTGAACTAGACCCTAACGCACGTGTTATTATAGCTAATATGGGTATTTTACAGAGTAAAAGCTCAGACATTAGCTGGTTTAATAAAGTAGGACTACTGGTTGTAGATGAATGTCATAAACTACGCAGAGGTAATAAGGTATGTAAGCTACTTGACAAAGTACCCACACTAAGACGTATTGGTTTTACTGGTACATTACCAGAAAATAATATTGATACGTGGAATATTAACAACTTTATTGGTCCGGTTATATTTAAAAAGACCACTACCGAGTTGAGAGCTGCAGCTGGTGGAGAATATATTGCTAATGCACAATGTTTAGCTATTAAACTAGATTATGATTTTAAACCGGACTATACCGCAGTATCTTCTGGGCAGAAATACCTACTAGAACTTGATTACATACATAACAGTAGGTTTAGAAACAAAGTAATCAAACAGTTAGCTCATAACTTTAAAAACAACTGTCTTATCCTTATAGATCATATCGCACATGGGGATAATCTTTATAAAGAACTATCCACTTTAACGGATAAACAGGTTTATTTTATACAGGGTAGTGTAGAAGTTGAAGAACGACGCAGAGTGCAGGAAATAATGGAACAACATAATAATGTTGTATGTATTGCCATTAGTAAGATATTTTCTACTGGCATTTCTATAAAAAACATACATTATATAGTGTTTGCTGCAGGCGGTAAATCAAAAATTAAAACTCTACAGTCTATTGGTCGTGGATTACGTGTTCACGAAAACAAAGACATATTGACATTGGTCGATATTGTCGATGATTTAATTTATGGTATTAAGCACTACGACAAACGAAAAGAATTTTATGACCTTGAAAAAATCAAAATTACCGAAAAAACAAT